CTTCTGTTATATCATTTGTTAAATAAGCTTTTTCTGGTGCATTATTTACATATTCTACATTTTTTCTACCCATATATCCTTCATACCAAAAATCAAAATCGTTTGTTGCTGTTGGTCCATATGTGTTGGCTCCTGTTCTTGAATTTGGTGAATTATTATCAAAATACCAACCATATCCTACAAACTTATCTAAGTCTTGTGTTGCGACTAATTCTGTTGAGGTTTGATTTTGAACGGTGCTTGTTGTTGAATTTGCATTATTACTATTATCGGAGTTTGTACCGCTACCTTGTGTTACTGTTGAGCTTTCAGGTGTTTGTGGTATTTCAAAAGCAACTTGTCCAAGTTCTTCAGCTGTCAATCTTGGGTTGTTTAATACTTGTTGGTAAGTAAATAAATCTCTTGTTGGTATTGTATTAAATTTAATACCTAATTCATATAAATCATATTTTAAACATCCAGCAAAAAATGAATCTAACATAGAATCAACTCTTTCTTTTGGTATGTTTTTTAATTGTTTCTGTACAATTGTATTCATTACCGCAGGGTGGTCAACAATCATTTTCCAACTTATACTACCTTTTCTTGTTGTATTTTTATAAGTATAAATTGGTTCTGGTCTTCCTAAAAATGTTGTTGGATTAAATTGTGGTGAACTATCATCACTAAAAGTTAAACTATATGGTGGGAACCACATTATTCTACCACCATTTGGTCCTCTTTCACAAACCGGTAAATCATCATAAGTATAACCAGGTCTATCTGATGTCCTCCAAGCTAAGTTCTCAATTGAGAACATATATTTTTTAACTTTATTGTCAACTATATTTGTTGAACCTGGATTTTTTAATGGTGCAATATTTAAATTATATGTATTATCAAATACTGAATATGAGAATTTTCTACCTGATTTTGTAATACCATCACTTTTTTGTAAATCAGCATATGTGAAATACGGCGTATCTTTTGTAAAAATTCTACAATATTCAATTCCAGCTTCAGTACCATCAGAATCATTTTTATATGATAGTACTTTTGAGCCTTTTGTTATTTCTTTATAACCATCATTAAATACTTTTGATACCTGGTTAATTGCATTACCAACGTGTTTTAATCTTGTACCACCTTGTACGTTATCAGCAGAATTTATTAATCTTTGTGTTTGATCTAATATTGAACCTTCCTTAAAATTAATATCTGTTGATTGATATTTTTCATAATCTGTTTTAACAACTTCATATTCTTTATCTTGTTCGGTTACTTTTCCTCCAACACCTACTTTAAAACCAGCATTTGGTTTATATTTTGGTGATGTCCAAACAAACTGTCCGGCAATACCACCACCATCGGTTAAAGATTTTCCGGCCAATCCATTTTGTATTTTATTTTGGTTACCTTCATATAATATACCCAATTCTTGTGGTCCATAAACAATTGTTGTAAGTTGTTTACCACCAGGACCAACTGGAACTTGATTTGCCGGTGAATCAATTCTTGATGGTTCCGCTTGTGGACTTCCGACATAATAACCACCTGTATTTGGTTTATCCGGATCTAAAATTCTATCAAGACCAGTTGTTATTGATTGTATTGGTCCTCTTGTGTATTTTGGTCTATATTTGTTATAATCTAATGTAGAAAATAATATTGATCTTTGTCCGTTACCGGTATTAGCAACAAATGTTTCAGACGGATTTCTAAAAACATCTAAAACTGGTCCTAATAGTCCACCAGTTAATGGATTAATAACTTCAAGTGCTTTCTCAAGTCTAGGTGCTTGTATTTCCGTTCCATTGAAATAGTCACCTGGAATTAACGAAACTGGGAAATACGTACCACTCAATCTATTTCCTAATGATACTGCAGCGCCTAATGGGTTTTCTGGTTCTGTAATTTTCCAATTTTTTTCAACTAAAGGTTCCTTACCGGTTGCTACTAATGTTGCAGTAAAAGGGTCTTGTAAAGCGTCTAAATTTACTCTACCAATTGTATTCTGTGTAATTTCTGCTGCAATTCTTTCTTCAAACAAACTTTTTAAAGTACTAGCTCCAAGTCTAGCAAGATAAGTATCCTGTGATAAGGGTCCGTTTGAACCGGTTGGGTTTTGACTAAATATTAAATCATAAGTTGAATATGATGATGCAACAAATGATGATGGGTCCCAATATGGTTGGTATAGTTTAGGATTACCCACAACATCGGTAATAACAACTAAATCATTATATCCACCTTCCGGTCCATAAATGTTCTGTACATAAGCTGCATCAATAAAAAATTCATTAATAATATCAAGTTGTGTGTCATTTGGACTATACGGACCTGAATTAGATTCAACCGGATATGGTGCAGCAGGTAATGAATATTTACCTTCAAATCCACCATCAGGTCCATACTCATTTAATGGATATAATGTATTCGCAAAATTGTTTGATGAAATTAAAGTATCTGGTGAATCAATAACACTAGATACTGTCAAATTTGTTTCATAATTTACATTACTACTTGGTGGTGAAAAAACACCAGGTACAGTATAAGGTTTCAAGTTTCTAACCATTAGTTGGTTTCTGAAACTTGAGGATGATGCAAATGATAAAGTACTCTCTGACATTTTATTTTATAAATACAAAAAAAATATTTTTATTAAGGCTTACTTGGCATATCACCTTTATTAACTTCTAACATTTTATTATAAACAGATGTTATATTGTTATTGTCAGAAAACCATTTTACAATCTCGTCAGTAATAGTAGATTTCTGTTGGTCTGTCATATTTCCAACATTTTGATCTGTTTTAACATTAACATTAACATCAGTCTTTGTTTCAATACCTAAAAATTGTTTTACATTACTATAACCTTCTTTAATTTTATTAGTTAAATCTTCAACACCTTGTATAACAGTACTATTTTCTACTGTTGGTTTTTCTGGTTTTTTTCCACTTACTTCACTATATGTTTCTTGAACTCCGTATGAACCTTCAACATATGCTTTAATAGCACCTGCTTTAATCCCTCCTGCGGCTTTTTCTATACCATCTAAAATTTTACTTGGTATATTTGCAAACTCACCTAAGGCTGATTTTAAATTTTCTAAATTAATTTCACCTGTTGCTAAATTTACAATACCTTTTTCAACATCACCCATAGTTCCAGCGGCAAAATTTCTAACACCTTCTGTTGTTACTTGTTCACCAAAACCTCTTGTTGTTGCTTCTTGTATTTTATAAGAAGCATCTGTCATTCTTTGTAATGGACCTGAACTAGCTATACCCATTCTCATTGCTCCTTGTGCACCTTTAATATTTTGGTTTATTTGTTCTAATACAGATAATTGGTCTCTTGCTAGTTCTTCAGCTGTTTTATTTTGGTCGGCTTGGTCCTTTTTAAGTGCTTCTAATTGTTCAGCGGTTAAGTTTTCAACATCAACTTCCTTCATTTGACCGGCTTCGTCTTTAATTTGAACGACAGCTTTACCATCTTTCATTTGTGACATATTAGCAATAAGTTGCTTATCCTCTTCAGATGCCGCAAAACCAGGGAATCTTATTTTACTCATTTTCAGTTCAAGATCTGAACTTTTAAGTGCCATTTCTGCTAATTTATCGGCAGACAAACCTAAAGTACCAGCAATTTCTTTCATTTGTAACTTGGCACCTGGTAATATTTCAAAACCTGAACCGTCTGCTTTTAGTCTTGTAAACTGTTGTGAGATTTTAACCATCTCATTTTGGAGTGCTGCAGGGTCATTAAGTGCCATATCCATTGCTGATAATGGATCAAGTAAAGCGCTTGATTGAACACCGAGTCTTTGTAATGCTGATGAAAATTCAATTGCTTTTTCTGGGTCCATAATACCTTCGGCTTTTTGGAGTACTTCTCCCATAAACCCACCTAACATTTCTGATTGTGCAACCATTTTAGTTAGACCTTTAACACCTCCCTCAAAATTCATTGTGTTTAACTTTCCAAGATTTTCTACAACACCTTTTGTTACTGCATTAACATTTACACCAACACCTTTGGCGTAATTTGCAACATCAGCCATCTTATTACCAACCTGATCTAAATTAAAACCAACACTTTTAAATTTGTTTGCAAGAGTTCCTGCGTCAATACTAGAAAATTTAGATGCAGCCCCAAGTTCAACAACTGTTTCCTTTGCTAGTGTCGTGTTAACACCTAAACTTTTTGGTACACTTTCAAAAACTTTTAAAGCCTCCTGTTCTGTCATTCCAAGCCTAACCATATCCGGAACGGCATTGGCAATCATAGACCTAAACTCACCGGCTCTAGCTGAACCAATACCCATATTATTACCTAACTCTTGGGCTTGTTTTGTTAGGGCTTCAATATCTAATTGTAAATTTTTAGGATTAAAATTTTGAGCAACACCTTTAAATGCTGATTCTAATATTTTACCTACATTTGCTGCGTCAGTAATACCTATAGCAAAGTTATTAACCTCATAGGCATTACTAGCAACTACTGTATCAGTTTTTGTTTGTGATTCAGTAACTTTCTCTTCTAGAACTTCTTTTTGATTTAATAACTCATCATAAGCTTTTTCTAAATCTTCCTTTTTTTGATATTCTTTACCTTTTTTTCCTCCAGCAAACATAATAATGTTATTTTAATATAAATACCAAATCTTAAGGTTTTTCTATTTTAAGATCCTCTATAATTTTATTTAATAAAAATTTTCTAATATACGTTGGTATTGTTAAGAACTCAGAGTATTGTGTTCTTAAAAACTTGGAAAGATAGTAGAATTCTTCGTTTAAAAATTTAATGTAGTTAGAAGAAAGGCCGAAAAAATTCAACCCCAAAGGCGATTTGAACATCTACCTTTTCTCCAGACGGGGCTATAACTTTTCTGTTTAGGTCTAATTTTGGTTCATTTTCGTTCATAAACTTTCTAATGTGTTTTGAATCACCAATCAACATATTTTGACAAAATTTTGCTATGTCTTCTTTATTTGTATTTCCATCAATTTCTACAACCATTCTATTTAATCTTGTTGTAACAGTTGGTGCGATATAACCTTTTGGGTACATATCAACAATATTATCAATGGCTATTGTATCCATTAGACTTAATAGTTTTAATTTAACGACTGAACCTGACATTGGTAATTTTGTTTCAAATAAACCATCTTCATTTGGTTGAATTTTTGGTTGTTTGATATTTAACTCATCTAACATAATTGATGCTTCAAATGGTTGATTTGTTTTAGGATCAGTTAAATTTAACTTATATTCCGGACCAAAAGATGTATTTCTTAAAAATAATAAAACAGCTTCAACATCACCTTCTAACAATTCTTCCGGTCTAATTTCTGGTTCATAAATTTTATTTCTTAATAATGGTACAACAATAGCTTCTCTAATTGATTTTTTACCATCAATATTTGCTAATATATTTTCATCAGTGGCAGTTAAATAACCAACTTTAATTGATTTCTTTTTTGACTTATAAAAAATACCACCAGACGGTAACTGAATAATATCGTGTGGTAAGTTAAAATTTTGTTGTCCATAATTTACTAAATCTTGTTCCATATATTTCTTTTTTTAAAAATTTTTATTACAATAAAAAACGCATACAAAATAAATGTATGCGTTAAATATAAAAAGTAAAATATTTTTTTAATAAACCAAGATACATCTGTCCATTACAATGGTTGAAGAAATTGTTGCAATCTCATCACCACCATATTTAAGTGATCCACCATCATACCCTTTTAACCAGGCACCTTCTAAAATCCATTTCTCAACAACAACTCCAGTTGGGTCCAACATTTCAAGGTCAACATTTTTCTTATAACCAGCAGCATAACCCATACGACCGGTAACAGACTCAGCACAAGTTCTAATCCATTCCATAACGGCTTGTGTTGCTGAAGGACCAATTGGGTCTCTAAATGTTACAGCTAGTTCACCCCAAGTAAAGTTACCAGCAACATACGTTTCAGTGTTTAAGAATGGTATCTTAACGGAGTTAATACTTAATTTAGGTCTTGACGTACTTTCAACGTACCATTCATTAATTCCTAATGATGAAGGGAATCTTAAAATCCATCTATTGTTACGTTTCGGTTCGTAAGGAATAGGCATTTTCATTAATAAATCAGCCATAATTTCTATTTTTTAATTTTTTATTTTATTGTTTTATTTCAATAAATATTTGCTATTGAAAAATTTTTCTATTTACTTTGGTTTTTTTTATCTAATTATATATAATAAGAACTATATAATAATTAATATAATCTTTTTTTACCTCCTGCTGTTAAATAAGTCTTTAAAATATTATCGTCTTTTTTCTCAAAATGTTTTTTCATTGTTTCTATATTTCTTACATCATCATCTGAAAAACCAATAAATGGTGTAAAATAATTCCCTATTTTATTTTTCATAAATGCTTTTTTCTGTAATTGATGCGATAATCTTTTAACATAGCTTACAAATTTCTCCATTGCATCAATTTTTCCTTGTTCTGGATTTGTAGCCGAACCTTCACCATATGAAACTGGGTGGAATTTACACATATCTAAATAAGCACTTACTAACTCATCATCAGACATATCATCTTCGTCAGCTAACTCTCTATATTTTTTTAAATTTTTTACAAGTTTAGTCATATCAAGACCGTGTTTATTACTAACAATAAGTCTATATACGGCTTCTTTTAACACTGATGGTGTGTGACCTCTTGCGGTTATAATTGCAAATACGGAACCGTTGTTAATTGCTTCCACAAAATCAGACCACGCCGGACCGATTGGTGCTTTCATTGCATCTACTAAAAATTTTTTATCACCAGTAACCCTAAAATCTCTAAATGGATTATCATCAAAATCTACAATAGTATGACCCTCGTATTTAAAATCTTTTTTTCCAATATCAGTTCTGTATTCAGCAAAATCTTCTGTTGACATACCAACACTTTTACCATTATTATCTTTTAAATAAATTTTAGTTGGCATAAACATTAAGTTATCATCCCAGTCAAAAGCGTAATATTTCATTACCGGATTTTCCTTTTCGTCAATTATTTCATTGAGTAGTCTTCTAACTATTTTTTTATAATTCATATTAATAAATATTACATAAAATAAAAAATGGTGACTATTTCTAATCACCATTTTAAAATTATCAACTTTTTATTTATACATCATCAAAAGACGCACCAGTCGGTGTAATGTAGAATGTGATGTCAATAAATTCAAGAGACCTTGTTGGTTTGATATAAATTTTACCAGTCATTTGGTTTCTATCTAAATCTTCAGTATCACTTGATACAGTAACTCTAAAGTCATATAAACCTCTATCTCTTCTAATCGCATCTAATATTGGATTAACCGCATTCAAGAAGTCTTGTCTTACTTGTTCATCATTTTGATCAAACAATAATCTTACAGATACAGCTGAAATTAATTTTCTTGCTTGTAACAATAATCTTCTTACGTTGATTCTGTCAAGTGCTGACTCTCTTACTTGTAGAGTTTTGTTACCCCAAATTACGGTACCTACATCGGCAAATGTTGCAATTGGGTTAATTCTTCCAACATAAAGAACATCTCTATCTTCTTGAGTTAACTTTTTACGAGCTTTAATTGAGTTAACAAGACCTCTAGTATAACCTGCTGATGCAAACCAAGGGAAAGCAATATTATCAGTAAGTGCCAAGTTTCTTGTAACTTCAGCTGTTGCTGGAATATAGATTTGTGTATTGTTTACACTATCTCTTGTTAATACCCAAGGATAATATGTTGCCGTATAGTTAGAATCAATTCCAGTTGTTTCCAAGTTATCAACAGCT